CAGACTACCAGGACAACCCACCCGAACACGACGAACGCTGGGTCATGAACAAGTCTTTTGACCGCGAAGCCGACTTGGTGTTTGAGATACACCGCCCGGAGAAGTGGCGTTCACGGATTGAACACCTTAACGGCTTTGACTGCCCCGTAATCATGCAGGAGCAGTTCCCAGAGATTAACACCTCAACGCCCTATCTGTTGAATGAGGTGGAGGCGATGACCGGGTGCAAGCTGAGTTGTTCGATTGCCTACATGATGGCCTATGCGATGCTCCAGGCCGAAAACATGGCCGTGTGGGGCGTTCCGGGCGACACTGAGGATTATGAATACCAAGTCCCGACGATTGCCTACCTTGCGGGCTTGGCCCGTGGTCGTGGGCTTAGAGTCACCTTTCACCCGGACAGCCACTTGCAGCGTGTCATCCATCCCCCCAAGCGTTACGGCTATGACGGCAGCGCGGAGTTGTTCCAATGATGACACCTGCACAGATGGCAGTTGAGCGAATCAAAGGCATTGCTGGCCCGCAGTCGCATGATGCCCGTTATCAGCGGGGCTATGAATTGGCACCGGGCTTGGCGAGTCAGGTGCAGTCAGAATACGCGGCGATTGCGCCTTATGACCTCGCCGTTATTGATAGCCGCTCAGACGGCGTTTCCGATGGCCGAAAGCTGGAATTTTACCCCCCCGGCGAAGCAGATAACCCCCTTCCCGGTCGGGCCACTGTGCAGGTCTTTGACCCATCCTTTGAGGGTGCTGACCTCAGCAGAATGGTTGCAGCGGATTTCACACACTATCTGCCGCACGTTGACCCGAAATTTGCAGGCTTAAGAAACCGCATGGCCGCGTCAATGACGCCATTTCAGGATGAAATAAATCAACGCGCCTACGGTTATGCGCAAGACGGCACTTACAGCCAAGGCGGGCCGGTCGAAACACGGCCCTACGATGAATGGTTCGATAGGCACCGGCTTGACCAATTCATGGGCGCTGGCTTCTTGCCGAAGGACGGCCACAGCACCATGCAAACATTCCAGAATAGCGATTACGCAAACTGGATGCGGCTCATGTCACCAGAGCAGCACGGCCTTTTGAGTGAAATTGAAGGCTACATGAGGACAGGCCAATGAGCATCACGAATTACGGCGAACTAAAATCCGCCATCGCCAACTGGGCGGAACGAGACGACCTGACCTCGCGCATCCCCGAGTTTGTCGCACTGGCGCAGGATCGCATTGCCATGGACCTCCGCGTTCGTGCGATGGAAACCAGCGCAGACGTGACCATTTCAGCGCAGACCGCAGCACTGCCCACGGGGTTTCTTGGTGTTCGCCGGTTCGTTCTTGATAACGACGCATCACGGCTGACCTACCTCAATCCAGAGCAGTTCTGGATGCGGGGGATTGCACGGACAGAAGGCACACCCAAGGCGTTCACGATCGAGGGTGAGAACTTCGTCTTTGGTCCGTATCCCGCAAGCGGTAGCCACACCGGAAAGCTGTTCTATTGGGCGCGGTTCACTGACCTGTCCGCCGATGAGGACACGAATTGGCTGTTCTCCAACGCACGGGGGATGCTGTTGTATGGCTCCCTGATGGAACTTGCCATGTACCTGGAGGATGACGAAGCCGCCGCACGTTGGGGCCGGTTGTACGAAGACAGCAAGGCCCGCGTGATGAAGTCTGACAGACGCGACCGCTTCCCGGTTGGCGCGTCGGTGCGTTCGGAGGTTCCCACGCCATGAAGCGCCGCCAGATGAAAACCATTCCCTTCGGTGAATGGCTCCCCGACCTCCCCGACTACGGCAACCCCGGTCTGAGGGTGGCAACCAACGTCATTCCCGACAGGTTCAGCTATCAGCCCATGAAGGCTCTTTCGGGAACGTCAAGCGCACTGGATGCACGTTGCAGGGGCTTCTCTGGGGCAGTGGGTGCAGGACATCAGACATACGCTTATGCCGGGGATGAATCGAAGCTATACAGCCTGATTGCCGACACATGGAACGATGTTTCCAAGGCTGGCGGGTATTCCCTGTCAGACGATTCCGATTGGCAGTTCACGCAGTTCGGCGAAACATTCGTCGCCACGAATTACGACGATCCGGTGCAGTCCATCACTCCCGGTGGGGCGAACTTCGCTGACATGATTACGTCAACGAACAAGCCCACGGCAAAAACGCTTGATGTTGTCGGTCAGTTCCTCGTGCTGGGGCATACAAACGACACGACAGATGGTGTTTCCCGCAGTCGCGTGTGGTGGTCAGCCATTCGTGACCAAACCGACTTTGACCCTGATGCCGATACGCAGTGCGATTATGAAGACCTGAAAGAAGGCGGGGACGTGCAGCGCATTGTGGGCGGTGTGGAGTACGGTTTGGTCTTCTGCGAACGCGCCATCTACCGGATGACGTATGTAGGCCCTCCGCTCGTGTTCAGGTTCGATCCGATTGACAGAAAGCGCGGGACGCCCATTCCGGGTTCCGTGGTGTCTCTGGGTCGCCTCACATATTTTATTTCGGACGAGGGCTTCTATGTCTCCGATGGGGCACAATCTCACCCGATTGGTGAGAACAAGGTGGACAACGAGTTTTGGGCGCAGTTCGACATTTCCAACAGCACCCGTGTATCCGCCGCCATTGACCCCCTGAACAAGACAATCATTTGGTCATTTCCCGGCACAGGGAACAGCGGCGGAACGCCCAACAAGCTGTTCATCTATCACTGGCCCGAAAACCGTTGGTCGTCTGCTGACGTTGATGCTGAGTGCATCGGTGACGGCCTTTCGCTGGGGACGACCCTTGAGGAAGTCGGTGCGCTGTATCCCGACCTTGAAACGGTCCCGTTCACTCTGGATGCGATTTCATGGACGGGCGGCGACCGGCTCCTGGCGGCGTTTGATGCCTCTAGCCAATACGGCCAGTTTAATGGATCGAACCTTGCCGCGACGTTTACCACTGGATCGCTGGAATTGAACAAGGGCGCATTGTCCAGGGTTCAAAGGGTCAGACCTCTGGTTGACGGCGGCACTGTCACAACGCAGGTGGCCGGTCGTGAGGACTTGTTTGATACGCAGAGTTTCGACAGCGCGGCATCGGTGAATGACATTGGTGATACCGCACAGAACAACTCAGGCAGATACCACGACTTCACCACCACTGTTGCAGCGGGTGGGGCATGGACACACGCGCAAGGAATTGACGTTGAGTTCGTTCGACAGGGGAGGCGCTAATGGTTGCCTCTCCACGATCTCTTGTCTCATTGAAGGCATCGGGCGTTTCGATGGAGTACGCCGACACGGAGGAATGGGTCCGCAAGATTTCCGAGTTTCTGCTGTCCTTGCATCTTGAAAGCGCGGTCCCCCTCCCGAGTTACACGGCGGCAACGCTGCCGTCATCATCGGATTTTGAGGGTTCGTTGGCCTACATCAACGATGAGGCTGCGGGCGTTACTCCCGCATTTTACGATGGCACAGAATGGGTCCGCCTGGCATCCCGGCATGGCTATAGTATCTCAGCAGAGGATTATGGTGTTACAGCCGATGGTTCCACGGATGACACCGCAGCAGTCCAGGCTGCGATGGACGCAGCCGTCGCCAACGGTGGCGGCGTTGTCCTGTTGCCAGCCGGAACCATCAAGATCACTGCGCCTTTAACACATAACAGTTCAACTCCAATCACGTTGCAGGGTTCAAACCGCCGTGCGTCAACTTTAACCGCCAGCGGGAATTTCCTGGCGATCCTGAACATCCAGGCGTCCACTGGTCTGGTGGTGCGAGATATTGACTTCAACTGTGGAGCCACGACCACAAAAGCAGTTGATGTTGACGCGGGGGCGGTTGATACACTTTTCGAGCGTTGCAAGTACCGGGGCTCGGCAAGTTCAGGTACGCTAATCTTCGCCGAAGGAGATTTTCTAGAGTTTGTCAATTCGCATTTTGTGGTTTCTAACGCGGCCCTGGTCGCTTGCGAACTTGATGGCAACAACCAGGCGGCAAAATTCCGAGGATGTCGTTTCTCAGGAACGGGCCGGGGCCTCAAGATCAGTTCCACTTCTTCCGACGTGGAGGGCATCCGCGTTGTTGATTCCCATTTTGTCAATACGGGTACATGGGCAGTCACGCTCAATGGCGTTCTGGATGCGGCATTTATCGGTTGCACATTCGATCAACAGTCAACTAGCGGTGTTATTCTATCGACCGACGCTGATAGGGTCAGCTTTCAAAATTGCTGGTTTGGCGCGGCGCTCGCGAATACGACGGCCACGTTGCTTGACATTACCGCCGTATCGGGTAGTCAAATCATCGTTATGGGTTGTCGGTTCTTCTACGGTGCCAAGGCTATCCATGCCCGCGCCACCGCGAGCGCAGGCGAATATCTGCGCGAACTTGTGGTGACTGGCTGCATGTTTAACGGCCAGTACAGTACGTGTCTCCAATTAGACAGCGTCCTTCAGTGTTCCGTGATCGGCAACACCGACAATGGCACACCCGCAAATGGCTCTTGGATTACGTTGGCAACGAACGCTGTCAATGGCAATTACACGTTTGACTGCAACCACTGGCACACACAGGCTCCAGTGGTTTTTGCGACCGCCGCAGCCTATCAATGGGGGCTGGATACCGGAATCGTTATGCGGGCCGAGGGCGTCCATACCGTCTCTGGCGCTGCCACGACTGACAACATCACTCATGGCCTGAGCCGGACACCGACCAAGGTGCAGCTAACGCCGGGGACGTCTGTGGGTGATTGGTACGCCGGGACGATGACATCAACGGTCATCCCCGTGACGTGGGCCACTTCAGGCGAGCCGGTCTGGTACTGGACGGCATCGGTATGAGTTACACATATATCAGCGTCCCGCCATCGTGCGCGGCTCCCGATCCATGATCGGCGTACCATCAAGCCGGATCACAGAGGCGTGGCCCAAATACGTCTCAAGGATCGAAGAGGCGCTGACACACGGAAACGGGGAATACGAACTGTCCGACATCTTCGATGCCGTCCGCGCTGGTCATATGCAGATGTGGGCCACGGAAAAGTCTGTGGCGGTAACAACGCTGATCCAGTACCCGCGCAAAAAGACGTGCCTGATTGTGATTGCGGGCGGCGATCTGGACGATCTACGCGAAAACCTCCCGTTCGTTGAGGAATGGGCCGTTTGGCACGAGTGCGATGCAGTCGAAGTCATGGGCCGCAAGGGATGGCTTCGCGCTCTCCCTGATTACACACAATGTCAAGTTCATCTTAGAAAGGTCTTACCATGTATCCCTTCGTCGGAAGTCCATTGAATTTTGGGGCTGCGCGCTTCCTTCAGGGACGCCCGCAGATGCCCCAGATGGGACAAATGCCCCAGAACAGCATGTTCACGAACCAGTCTGCGCCGATCATCCCCCGGATGTTCAACCAGGCACCGCAGCCGCGTGTGATGCCCACACAGGCACCCCAGATGGCACCCATGCAGCCGCAGGGTCTATTGTCGCAGCGCCCGCCCTTCCGTGGGCAGGGTGGACGTGACGGTGCAGGCGGCCCCGGTCGTGGTGGTGGCTTCGGCGGTGGTCAGCGCAGCGGTCCAGCGGGTCTTGGGCCGGGAATGAATAGAGGCGGCGGCGTTGCCGGTGGCGGCGTCGGTGGTTCAGGTGGTGGCTTTGGCGGTGGAGGACGTTACTAATGTCAGGCGGCGGACAGAGCGGCACACAGACCACGACGCAGACGAAAGTTGCGGAGCCGTGGTCTGCACAGGCTCCCTACCTTCAGGACATTTTCAGGGAATCTCAGAACCGCTACAACAGCGGCGGTCCTGCTTATTTCCCGGAATCGACGGTAACACCGTTTGCGCCCCAGACCGAAATGGCGCTGAACGCAACGGAAAACCGCGCGATGATGGGCAACCCGCTAAACTTCGCGGCGCAGAACAGCATCTATGACACGCTCCAGGGCGGCTACATGAACGAGGCCATTCCTGCGTTGTCGGATCGCATTTCCGGCGACGTGAGGCAGCGCGTGGACTCGATCTACAATGCCGGTAATCGCGGCCCTTCGGCGGGTTACGCTGAGAGCCTTGGGCGCGGCATCACGGAGGGCATTGCGCCTGTTGAGTTCGGCGCATACGAGAATGAACGTGGCCGTCAGATGCAGGCGGCGCAGCTTGCACCGGGCCTTGCCAATCAGGATTACGTTGACATTGCACAGCTTGGTCAGGTCGGCGCACAACGTCAGGGTCAGGCACAGAACGTGCTCAATGCAGACATCGCCCGGTTCAACTACAACGAAACGATGCCTGACATGCTGCTCAATGATTACCTCGCCCGGATCGGCGGGAATTACGGCGGCACGACAACGGGCGCGGCCAACCAGCCGCTCTATTCCAACGGCCTCGCCATGGGTCTGGGCGGTGCGTTTTCGGGCGCTTCGACAGGCGCGATGATTGCGCCGGGTCCATGGGGCGCCGGTATCGGTGCCGGTCTGGGTCTTCTTGGTGGGATGATGTAATGGGTATTCTTGACTTTATGAACACGCAACAGCAGGGTTGGAACGCGCAACGCGCCAATTCCCCCTACACCCCCGACATGCGTTTGAACGCGGGGATGCAGTCTCTTGGCCTGTTGGGTGGCTCCCTGATGGCCGCAGGCGCACCCACGACCGACCCCGGCCAGTTCGGGCAGATCATGGGACAGCACGCCATGAACGCTGGCCCGATGATGCAGCAGTCGTTGGATCAGCAGTTGCAGATGCAGGACATGCAGGCACAGCGCGAACGTGAAGCGGCGTTGCAGGAATACGTTGCCGGTGGTGCCGGTGGCCTTCTGTCACCCGAACAGATCCCGCTTGTCCAGAGCCTGCCCCCCGATGTTATCGGTGGGATGTTGGGTGAGCAGATGTTTGCGCAACCCGACTTGATTAAGTCAAACCAGGTCGGCACATTCCAGACGCCAACGGGTGAAATTGTGACGGGAACCTACAACGACGCAATTGCAAACGGATGGACGGAATACACAGAAACCGACCCGTGGGACGGCATCAACATCCCAACAGGCTTTGGCCCTGTGGACCCGAACAATCCCGCAGCGGGCATCCAGCCGCTTCCGGGTTATGACCCCAACTATGGGAAAACGCCTGATGCTCCCCCCGCGCGGAGGTTGGTGGAAGTGGTTGACCCAAACACGGGGCAAAAGACGTTTATGTGGGACACCGATGCCGTTGGCATGGTTTCAGGTATGCCTGAAGATGGCGGCGGCTCTCCTTTTGGTGGGAGCGCGATGGACATTCAACTCATCAACACTCTCCGCACCGCCGACTCCAACTCTCAGGATTATGCTATTGCTTATAGCATTTTGGGCGCTCCGAAATACAGCTACAATCCAGCAACAAATACAACAACGTACATCACGCCGGACATGAGCATGTTTCCTGAGCCTACGTTCATTTTGCCATCCGATGGGACTATTGGTGCGCCCCCGATGCCAACAGACGCATCTCCGGTAGCAGAGACGCCTACGGTGAACGACAGGAGCGGTGGCGTTCAAGTCGTGAAATCTGATGAACTCCCGCTGGAGGATCAGCGCGCCTATAACGCAGGCAACACAGTTATTAGCAGGGTCGAGGCGGCCCTTAACGCCTACCGGAGTATTCTAATGCCAAACGGGCAAATGCTCGGCAGGGAAGAACTTCTGGACCCGACTTCTCCAGCAAGCATTAAAGTAGCCGCAGCCAGAACAGACCTGATGATGGAAATGAAAGAGCTGTTTGAACTTGGCGTCCTCACTGGGCCTGACATGGATTTGCTCGAAGACATGACAGCCGACCCAACATCATTCTTTTCCAGAGGAATACTGATGGGACCAGAGGGGTTCGCAGCGCAGTTTGACGTTATCTCAGAGAAACTCGGTGCAGCCCGAACTATCCTTGACGAACAATATGGTATCGCTCAGCCCGCGCAGGACGGTGGGTCGGCCCAGGACGCACCAACTGCACCGGCACCCGTGCGAGACGACGGCACATTCACGGGAACTTATACGCCCGAGGGCTACCCGGTCTACATTCGCCCTGATGGAACCTCATTTGCCCTGGTGAACAACGATGGCTGAAGAAATTATTGAACTTGGCAATTCCTACCTTTCGGATGTTCAGATTGACCTTGAAAAGATCATGGACAAGACCACGGGTGCGCCCGCTGGTGTCCGCCAGTCCGTTGGTTCTGCCCACACGCCTGAAGACCGTCTTGCAACGCTTCGTAATTTCTACCCTGACGCACAGCCGTTCGGTGAAGATAATTTCATGTTCTTCAACGGCAACACGGGGCGCTTGACACTCTACAATCCCGAGGGGCTTGACATTGGCGACGTTGCGAGCGTTGGCCGGGAAACCGCTGAAATGGTGGGTGGCGGCATCGGTGCGGGAGCTGGCGCAGTGATGGCAGCGCCGAGTGCTGTCGTCTCTGGTCCTGTTGGGCCAGGTCTGGGTGCTGTCGTCGGTGCTGGTGTAGGAACCGGCATGGCCGGAAGCCTTTATGATTTTTTGGCCGGGCCATTACTTGGCACCGTAGACACACGCGGCACCGGCGAAAAGGTCTTGCAGGGCGGCGTTGATGTTTTCGGCGGCGCGGTGGGCGAAGGTCTTGGGCAAGCCGCAACAACTGCACTTCGTAGAACCGCTGCGGGGCTACAAAATACCGCATTTGGCGACAACATACAAAATGCCTTGCGAGGTTATGACCGGGCGGGCGTGACACCCAACTCCGCAGGAGCGGTGACGGGGAACAACACGCTTCAGGCTATGGAGCAGGGGCTTGCTAATGTCCCCGGCGGAATGGGTGTTATTGAAGAAGCCCGATTGACACGCCTTGCTGAAATTGAAGCCGCAGTTGAAAGGATCGGCGGCAACGTCCCGACAGCATCTTCAGTTGGCCTTCGTCCCGGACGGGTTGGCGCAGGTGAGGCATTGCAGCAGGGTGGCCGTGACTTTGTTTCCGGCTTCACCGTCAGGGCTGATGAATTATACGGCGCACTTGATAGCGCCCTGCCTGACAATCCCATATTGCAGATGACGAATACCGCAGAAGCCCTTTCTTCCAGGGCGAAGGTGTTCTCAGACCCGGCCAACCCCGCGCCCGCTTTGGGTGCGGCGCTAACCGACCCGACCATGGCTAAATTTGCTAAAGCCATTGAGGAAGCGGGCGGGACTCTCACATGGGCGCAGGCGAAGGAGCTGCGGTCTTTCATCGGCCAGGAACTGGCAACGCCTTCCATTATGACTAATGGCGCTAAACGCGCAGAATTAAATTCCATCTATGCCGCACTGTCTCGCGACCTTGAGGCTGCTGCGGAAGCTGCTGGGCCGGATGCTGTAACCGCATTTCGCCAAGCCAACGACTTTTACAGCGCAGGAATGTCCCGAATTGAGGGCGCACTATCTGACATCCTAAAAGATGGCGCGTCGGGCGAATCTGTGTTCGGCAGGGTTAAGAGGCTCGCAACAAGCGGGAGGGCGTCTGAAGACATCTCGTCGCTGTTCCAGATCAGATCGTCAATGCCGGAAGAGTCTTGGGACGTTTATGCCCTTGGGCTTCTTGAGGAAATGGGTAGCGCAAATCCTGGCGCAAGCGCCGACGATTTCAGCCCCTCCACGTTTCTCACGAACTGGCGGAGGATGTCCGATGCGTCCAAGAACGCGGTCTTTTCCGGGACACGATATGGCGGCCTGAAATCAGAGTTGGACAATCTTGCCAAGGTTCTTGGTTCTGAGCGAAACCTTGACCTTTTGAGAAACACATCTGGAACCACGCGAACGCTGATTTCCGCGCTGCTTTTCACTGGTTCAACCATGAGCCTGACAGGCGACCCAAGGGACGCAGGCTATGCGCTTGTTGGTTCCTTGATTGCACCCCGCGCCGCTGCAAAACTACTGACAAACCCCCGCTTTGTTCGATGGCTTGCTGACGTTCCGCTGGGTTCCGGGAACCTGACAATGGCTCGCGGGCGCGGCGCGATTGATGAGGCGGCATCCTGGATTGGTCGTCTTTATACGGTTGCAGAAGCAGAGCCGACCATTGCAGATGAAATTCACCAACTCATCCAGGCCAGTCAGCCTGTCAATCCTGCGCCCGCCGCAGCGCAATCTGCGCCGCCTTCGGCAGTGCAACCCCTGTTGCAGCAGCCAGCACCGAACATGAACCGTGGCCTTCTATCCGCCCCCCCCACGCAAGCCTCTCCGATGAGCGGCCTTCTTTCCCCAAATTGAGGTTTCCCATGAAACGCTACATCGTCGCGGCGCTGGCGCTCCTTGCAGTTCCCGCCATTGCCGCTGAAGTACAAGACTGGAACGCTGTTGATAATTCCAATGTGGACATTGCGCCAGAAAATATGTCGCCCGCATTGGTCAATGACGCAATCAGGGCGGTGCAGGGCGCGACCGCGAGGTGGTCAGGTGACGAATCCTGTGTCATTGCATCTGCCGGTTCTTCGTCTGTCTGGACGCTATCAGCGGCACGCACTCTGTCCAGTTACTACGATGGGCTGAAAATGTGCTTTGACGCACACACGGACAACGACGGCACCGTGACGCTGAACGTCGATTCCATCGGCGCTGTGACGGTCAAGAAAGAGAACGACGAAAACCTTGCCGCTGGCGACATCGAAACCGGCATGAAAGTGGAAGTCGTTTATGATGGGACCAACTTCCAGCTTCTCTCGCCCGTTGTCGGCACGTCCCCCGATGACCTCGTTACCACACGCGGCGATCTGATCTATGGCGATAGTGCTGCCGCCGCCGCAAGGCTTGCTATCGGCAATCCTGACCAGTTCCTTGGCTCCGATGGCACTGACGTTGCGTGGACAAACCTTCCCGTGGCGTCAACGTCAGTCACAGGTGTTCAGGAGAACGCAGACCAGTCTGATATGGAAAGTCTCGCGTCCACCAGGACGGTAACACCCGACCAGATGGTGTATTCACCCTTTACTGCAAAGGGGTTTGTTCGGTTCGCGGTATCGGGTTCGGCCATCAGCACGGTGACGGGTCAGAACGTGGCTTCTGTGGCGTATAACGGGACAGGAGACTACACTGTGGAATGGGACACCGACTTTTCTGCAGCGACGTACACATGCACTGCAACAACACAAGTCCCCAGCGGGACTAATGCGCCCTACATCACCGCCATTACAGCAGGCGCTGTGACCATCAAGGTGCAAAACTCAGCGGGTTCTGCTGGCAACCCATCGGCAGTCAATGTGATTTGCTTTGGTGACCGGTAATGTGTGACATCTACACGTTCCCCGGCGCTGACGAACCGGAGACTGCCGCGCAGTATGTCTGCGAGCGGTGTTCTTCGGCTTCGTGGCATTTATATGAGGACGGCTCCGTGATCTGTTCGGAGTGTTCCGACGATCCCGCGCTTTGCATCGTACCCATTGACAACTAGCCGTTGCATTTTCCCCGCTTTTGTGCGCTTAATGGCGCTTGAGGAGTCTATCATGAAGTTTCTTCTTACCCTGTTATGCACAGCTTTCTTCGTATCCGCAGCCTATGCGCAGGAATGTACGCCGCCAGAAGAAGTCAAGGCCGATATGGCTGAGATGTACCCCGGATCAAGTGTGGTGATGAATGAGGAGATCGACGGCGATCTGTTCGTCGCATTTGGTGCGTCGGGCGTCCCAACTGCCCTGATGTTCGCCTTTGTGAATGTTAGCGGCATGTGGTGTCTGGCGGACTATTTCGAGGTTGACGCGGCCCTTGTCGGTGAGGGCGTATGAGCGACTTTCCGCAGAATGAAAATATTGACTACGCAGCCCGTGAGATAGCCAACCGCGCCGAGCAGAAGATTGATTCGCATGAGGACCGTTGTGGAGAGCGATGGGCCGAGGCACGTAAGGAAATGCGGGCGCTACGCGATGATGTGATAGCATTGCGGCGCTGGATGATTTACGGTATCCTGGGCGTTGTCTCAGCGCAGTTTACGCTGATTATCTGGCTTCTGGACAAATAGCAGGAAGGCCACACTGTGGCAAATCCCGGCGTTACCTACGAACAATGGC